CCTTATGGTGATTCAACTGGTACGAGAAGGTATTCTGCTCTAGTTTACCCGGTTGGTGGTCTTAATACTGCAACTGTTACAGCGGTTAATACTGATGGTAAAGGTTCTTTGTATATTGATAAAAGCACTATGGGTATGTTAAGTGGCTCGGTAGCCACAATATCTACAGGTGGCTCTACGCTCGGTGTAGAATTGATTCTTAAAGATGCAAATGATAGTTTAAGTTATATTTCTGCAAAAACAAATAACTTCGCTGCGCTTCATAACTATGCTGGGGGAGTTGGTAGTGCTAATAATGTTACATTGTCTGCTATTCCTTCTGCATTTACTAATGCTTCAGATTTCTCTGCTCTTACTGCTGTAGGAACATCGTTAGTTGCTGGTGAAGTGTTTAGTAATGCAGCTAACAATTTTGGTAATTATCCATTTGGGGTAAGTAATGGAACAACAATATCTTTAAGCTCATCTAATTACTACGTAATTGGTAACCCAACGTTAGTTGAATTAACCGAAGACCAATTCAACGCAGCCAAAGATGGTAACATTACTTGGTCAAATGATGTATCTGCTGGTGCGGAAAATACATTTACCGGGTCGACGACGGATTTAGGTAAAGCCGGCATTATTGTTTTAAATACTGGTGCTACTTATATTAACGATTCTTTTGAAGGTTATTATACAGCAATTTCAGATAGTTCGCATACTAACCCGTCAACACCATATGATGCAGCTGGTGCATATGTTTACACTACAGCGTCAACTGGAGATAAAATTCCAGCTAATTATGCAACAGTACCAACTTCAAGAATTGATTTTTCATTATCAGGATCTGCAACAGATGAAAAGAGTAGTGTGAGTAAATCTCTTGAAAATATTTCAAAATGGGAATTAGGCCCGGAATTTGTTGATACAATTAATTTAGGTATTTTTAAGATTAGAAATACTCCATTCTCAAATTCTGAAATTGAACTAACCCAGTTCTTAGCAGAAGGATATACTGGATCATTAGATGCATCTAGAAAAATTCAAGATGAGAATGGTGGTGCGAAAAAATCAATTTTTATTGAAAATGTCGAAAGTGGCTCTCCTAATGTTAAGGTTTTAGTAAATCCATATATTAGTACAAAGAGTGGTTCCTGGACTGCTGAAGGTGGTGCACCTAAGAAGTTTGTACGAACAATTCATACTAATACTACAAATGCTGGTGTATTACAAGCTGCTGTTGATGATACCGATACTAAAAGAATAAGAAATAGAGTTAATTTTGCTAAAGAACAAGGATTGTTCCCATTAGGTGTTTATAGCAGCCTAACTAACGATGCTACTAATAAAAACATCGGTAGTATTCCAGATAAGTTAGATAGAATATTTGAAATTGGTAGTAATGTTGATGTATTCCAAATGGATGTTACTGTTGAAGCTGGATTAGGAACAGTTCATGCTTTAGGTAATGGATCTAATTTTGATGATACTACTTATGTAGATGTTGGTAATGCAAGTACGGGAACAGGTTTTTATACAGCAGACCCTAACATGAAAGGCACTACTACTCAAATGAATTATAGGGATGATTACAGAACTATATTTAACAGGTTTGAGTCATTTGCGCGTGAGACTAGAAAGGATCATATTTTTATTGCTGATGCACTCCGACCATTAGTTGTTCAAGGATCTGCACCTGGTCAAAAAGTATTAGATGATAAATCTAAGAACTTTAGTAAGCATGTGTATTGGCCCTTAAGACATCAATTCGGTGTTGCTAATAGTAATTTCGCGACAACATATGGTAACTGGGCAAAGGTCGGTGATGCATCCAGTGGTTCTCAAATTTGGATTCCATTCTCTGGAGTCGCTGCAAAGATCTTTGCACAAAATGATGCTGCATATGCACCTTGGTATGCACCAGCTGGTTTTAACCGCGGTGTTGTTGGTGGTGTAAATGACATTGCAATAAGCCCGACCCAACGTCAAAGAGATCAATTATATAGGATTGCGATTAATCCTGTTACACAATTCCCTGGTGAAGGTATTGTTATATTCGGTCAAAAGACGTTACAACGGAAACCTACGGCATTTGATAGAATTAACGTTCGTAGATTGTTCCTCGATTTAGAGAAAAGAACAAGAGAGACATTGAAATTCTTTATCTTTGAACCTAATACGTTCTTAACAAGAAACAAAGTTGTTAATACATTAACACCAATGTTTGAAAACTGTAAACAAACAGAAGGTATATATGATTATCTTATTGTTTGTGATGACCGAAATAACCCTAACAGTGTTATCGAACAGAATGAGCTAAGAGTAGATATCTATTTGAAGCCAGTTCGTGCTGCAGAATTTATATTGGTTAACTTTTACGCAGTGAACAACGATGTTAATTTCCAGGAGATAGTTGGACAATAAATTAAAGTAAACCCTAAATAATTATAACATCATGGCTGATATTAAACAAACAATTCAAGATTTTTACAAGGTAGCTCAGACGAGAGACTTTGCACGTGACTTTCAATTTCGCGTATTAGACGTCGCCAATAAAGGTACCCCTGTTTTTACTGAAGACGACTTAGTATATGCTACGACTGCCACGCTACCTGGTAAAACTATTGCGACAAAGGATGTTCCTTATAACGGGTTTACATTTAGAATCCCCGGTACAGTTTCATATAATGCCAGTGATGCATTTACAATTGATTTTTATTGTGACGCGACGACGAACTCTCGCATTGCAATGGAAAATTGGATAACTGAAACTTATAATGATGAAACCACAACTGGCGATGGTATACTTCATAATAATAGTACAATAACATTAGTTCAATTAAATACTAAATTCGAACCAATGCGTACATATAAACTTCACGGAGTATTTCCAACAGACTGTGGCGATATTAGTTATTCAATGGCTGGGGATGGAGAGGTTGCTACGGTAACCATTACTATGGCGTATCAATTCTTTAGGAGAGATCCTGCTATTCGTGGTACTGTTAATACTATTGGTAAATTAGCTGGTGCTCTAGTAGGTTAATTGTCTTAAATATTTACATGGCAGTTTTACAGAGCTCTAATGTAAGAGATCTTAGACAAAAGTTCTATGAACTACTAACTGACTTTTCGACCTTTCCAGCTTCTCAGAATTTCTTTTTAGTTAATATTAAGCATATACCTGCTTCTGTAACAGAAGCGAGTGTAAATAGTTTAGGCCTTCGTCCTGGTACCGGAGAATCAACCGGTTTAGATTTTGTAAAAAACAAAACCTTTAAAAAGTATTTTGATGGTTACATGTTTTTAGCAACTGGTATCGATCTCACAACAGAAACTACAACTGTAGATAACAGAGGTAAATTAATTAACGGTTTATTACCTGTTGGACCTTTTATGGAGAGTAGAAATTATCCTGATAATGACCTTGATATACAATTCTCAGAAACCAATATAAGTCTTATTGATAGTATCTTTAGATCGTGGATTCAATTGTATAGTGTGTATGGTAATATGGCAGATGTACCATTATCAACAGATGTTTCAATTTATTTTATATCAAAACAAACACAATCCTCTTATGATAGTGATCCAGTAATTACAAAAATTTATACATATAAGGATTGTATTCCCTATGTAATTAAATCTGCAAATGTTGCTCAATATAACGGAGATGTAGAATTAGGTTCCGTAGCGGTTGGTTGGCGGTTTTCTAAATACGATGTTCGTATACCAGTATTAGGACATACACCTGATCCACCAGCACTCTCACCAGCAACTCCAGAAATATCACCAGAGGCTTTAAAAGGTCCGGGATATGATTTCACCGGTGAAGTACCTATATATCCGGCGGATGGTACTACTGCAGATTGGGATAAAGGCTTCACTGAAACTATCGCTTGGCCGCCAAGTCAAAGTCCGAGCCCAAGTAAAGTTAAAGAAGAACCTGGGGACTTTGCACAACCTGTAGAATTTTATCCGACTGGTACTAACCAGTATGGGGAAACTACGGGCACATTTCTATCAGAAGCACAAAAAATCGCCTTAGCAGAACGTGCTCGGAGAATGTCGTTAGAATCAGGACCAGCCGTTCCAGCAACTCGAGCTGCTGCTGCTAGGAAAATAATAGAACAACAAACACAAGATCTACCTAACCGCGGTCTACCTACTGGTGGACCGCCTGATGGTTGAGTATATTTATGATAAGTTACAACGACGTAATATATCTCTCTAAACTATACCAAAATAAACAATACGATAAATTATTACAATTTATTAATAAGAAACTACCTAGTGTAGATATTATAGAATTTTTAAATAAATGCATAGATGAAAAGTTTATAGAAGATAGTGACTGTATAAAATTACAGTTTGACAAAAAAGAATTAATAGTTTACAAAGACGATTTTCTCAAAGACTTACCCTTTACTGACCGAACTATATATCCTATTGATAAATACCATATTACAATAGGAT